CCGGGTATCATTTGTGTTACCTGTATAAATCTAATACCATGCTAAAACACACTGCGGTGGTTCGCCCAAGTGGCTGGGGGCGCAAAGCCTCCAAGGAACGTTGCTTTATGGCAGGTCTATGCCATTGCATTCTCTGTAAAGATACAGACCAGTTTAGTGCGGCTTGTCTGTCTGCCGATGACGGACTGCATAATGAACTCCCGAAAGGCTCTGCTCTCAATGCTGTCAATACGGAAAGCTACCGCAATGACGAGTTCAAGGCTATACACATCATAGCTGATGCGGTCGTTCTTCCTGACATGACGACGTACACCCTGCTCTTTCAGAATGCCATCCTTGAATATAGCCTTGACAGCCTTGCGCACATAGCAGCCGAATACATTATACATGTCGGCAATCTCCTGCATGGTCATCCATACAGTATCGGTCGGCATGGATACCGTTCCGCTCTCGCTGATAGTTATTATCCGTCTGTTCATTTCCCGTCCTCCTTATTTTTATTCTGGTCAGTTTCTTTTGTTTCTCTGCGCTGCATCAGCTTGTCCATGTCCTTGGATATCTTGTCATCGGTGATGACGGCATAGACCTGGGTGCTTCGCAGGTTGGAATGCCCCATCATCTTGGCGATGCTTTCCATTGATATGCCCGAAGTAACCATGTTTACTCCGAATGTATGTCTTGCAACGTGTGCGGTAAGGTTCTCATTTATACCCAAAGCCACACCGAGTGAATGAAATTCAAACCACATGGAATCACGTGAAGAAAGAGGGAAAACAGGTTTGCTATCATCCGCTGTATTGTATAGCGACATTATTTGTTCAGCTATCGGATGCAAGGGAATGAACGCTTCGTTGTTGGTCTTTGCTCTTTTCTCACGGATGTATTTTCTACCGTCTGCCGTCATCCCGATATGGTGTGGATATAGGTTACGTAAATCGACATAAGCCAAACCTGTAAGGCTGGAGAAAACAAACATTCTGCGTGCCAACTCCAAAGCCTTATCCTCCATAGGAGTCTCCATAATGAGCAGCAAGTCATTTCTGGATATATGTCTACGCTTTGGTGAGCCTTTCTTTTCATATCCGACATCTTCCAATGGATTGAATTTCAGCAGACCTCTGTCAACAGCGATATAAACCAAGCGTTGCAGCCAACAAAGATTATGGTTCGTATTGGATGCACTATACCCTTTGCCAATCAAGAACAACTTATAAGATTTGCCAAATTCCTCAGTCAAATCTTCAAATGCAATGTCATTCATTCCTCGTAACCCGATGAACTCTCGCAAGTTTAGCTGCGATGTCTTAGATTGGCGATAAGAAGATGTTGAGTTAATACGGATAGAGCGCAGCCTAAGGCGTTCACGCTCCTCCTCGCCAGTGGCAAGCAATGTCATCGGGATAGTATTTGCATCAACAATAACATTCTTCAGAATCTCGGCGGTAACGATGCCCTTTTCCTTTGTTGCCTGCTCGTAGGCTTCGTCAATTCTTTGTCTGAACGCTTGCAGTTGTCCGTTCACTCTTGCATTCCTGGCTTCACCTTTTTTCGTGTCCCATTCTTCGGGAGCACAGTAAAGACCTGTTGCTATGGCTGACACTTTGCCGTCAATCGTGATACGGCAAAATATAGATGTGGTTCCATCTGCCTTTACTCTGCCACGGTTGATATAATAAAACTGCTTGTATGTACTTCTCATTGTTATGTTCCTTTCTTATTTTGTGATAATATTACAGGACAAACTTAAAGTCCTTGTTAGCTTCGATGAACTTGTCCATATCCTCAAATAGCTTTTTCGGGGTGACACGTGCATAGATTTGCGTGGTCTGAATGTTGTTGTGACCAAGCATTCTGCTGATAGTCTCTATCGGAACACCTTCTTCGAGCGTAACGAGCGATGCGAAACTGTGCCGTCCAACATGATAGACCAAATCCATACTTATGCCAGATAGTACTCGGAGACTTTTCATGTTACCTCTCAGCACTCGAAATTCCTGTGGCGGTAAAAGAGTAGGTCTTGTCGGGTCTTTGTATTTCTCCAACATGGCAAGCGCCTCTGGCAGTAACTTCACACGTGCAAGCATCTTGTTCTTCTTTCTGTGGTATTTCAGCCAAAGGCTACCCTCCTCATCACGAAAGAGGTTTTCTTCCGTGATAGAAACAGTATCGGCATAAGCCGTGCCTGTATAGCAGGCGAAAAGAAAAAGGTCACGGGTCAAAGCCAACGATTTTCTTCGCTCTGGTATTTCGAGGTCACGAATTTTCAGGAAGTCCTCACGTGTCAATGCCTTTGGTGGATTCTCTTTCTTTTGAGGTAGCTTGAAGTGCATGAAATGATAACGCTCGGAGTGTCCTGCCTTGAAAGCTATTCGGCAGGTCTTCTTCAATATGGCGAGATAGTGGCGGACTGTATCAAGTGCAAGACCTCTCTCGTCCAAGCAAAAGTCCATGTACTCGCGGATAAACTGCTCGTCAAGCTCACCGAATGCCACATCATCAGTTCCATAACGCTTCTTGATGAACAATCCCAATGTCAGGCGAGTGTACTGGTAGTTTGGCAGCGTGCCTTTCTTGTAGTCGATGCCGATTCTTGACTCAATGTCCGCAATGATGGCGTCAAGCTGCTTCAACAAGGTCATCTGAGTGTCTGCACTGCATTGAAACAGATCCTTTATCGCCTTTGCGTCAAAATCCGTCTTGCGCTCCACAAGTGACTCGTAGGCTGAATTTATTGCCAGCAACAGCTTGTCAATCTTGGCGTTCACTTCCACAGCCTCCTTGCTCTTGCCGTCAAGTCTGCTCTCACGTGGATTCCATAACTTTGGCGTACATGACAACTTGCAACCGAACTGCGCCATTGTTCGGTTGAGGGTGATGCGTCCCATGATGGGAGCCTTACCGTTCTTGTCCAATCCGCTCTTTTTGAGGTAGAGCAGCACCTTGAATTTTTCAACTTTCATCTGCTTACTTTTTTAGTTTGCAAAAATAATCAATCAGTAAGCATTCTCTGTCATTGAAAGTTGTGCAGAACAGTGCAACAAACACTGGTGACAAACTATTTGTTTTTCACCTCGTTAGCAGTGTTGGTTTCGGTAACTGACCGCTAACGGTTTGGTAACTGAAATAACTCAATATCCTGCTCGGCTTTGCTTTGCAGCCAATTGGCAGAATTATGAAATATTGCTCATTCTCAACCACTTGCAGTTCATTTCTCTCATCTTCACTTTCCGTTGCTTTTGCTTAAATTGTGCATCGCCCTCGGCACACCTTCGCCACCATGATGCTCACGCTGGGAGCCGACATCTACACCACCAGCAAGCTACTCGGTCACTCCCGAATATCCACTACTGAGATATATGCTAAGATTGTGGATAAGAAGAAGGATGAGGCGATGGGGCTGATTGATAAGTTCTTCGATAAGGAATAAAAAAAATCTCTGTAAGGTAGCCAGCCTTGCAGAGATTAAAAAGTTAAACTATGTAATTTGCTTCTGATTTTCAGGAGAAAAGCGTAATTTTGCCTCATAAACTTTTAAATGATTGGCTTATGAAAGAAGACATAAGATATATAAAGATATTATTGAACATCATCATTTTTTTACTGAGTTTTGTATTAATTGGCATAACCACGCTAGGAAATATACTAACGAGATTATTGCCGTAATTACAGAAGACAATTTTACAACTCTAGATTTCCAAACATTATCAGGGTTATACTTAGATTCTCTCCAGAACTTTTCTATCTGAGATTCACCAGACTCAGATAGTTCTATTCTATGGGAGTACTTTGTTGTATAACCCAATTCTTCTACTACGTGAATTGGACTCAGCCATTTTTGATTGCAGCATTCTTTGTCCGCTTCCTCTAAATCAGCAGAGCCTAGATTTGCTTTCTCATTTAATATAGAAAGAATCTTCTCTTCCTTCTTTGTCCGCTCTTTCTTATATTTCAGCAGCACATACAGCTTCTGTTCGTTAGTTATCTTTGCCATTTTATTTTTCTAGTTAGGAAAATATTTTTTCCTAGTTGGGAAATTATTTTTCTCCCTTGTAATTCTTTAATATTTCGTCAGCTTCATACTCGGACTTTGATTTTGCTGCTTTCAATTTTTGCTCCAGTTCTTGTTGCTTACGTTGTAAGGCTAATATCTTATCCTTATATGGCTTGACTCTCATCATATACTTCCAAGCCGATTCCCCTTCATTTCGTTTGATACCAGTTATTTTCTCCCATTTCTGTGCAAACTCCTCGTTAGTTTCTTTCGCAATCTCGGAAAGCCCAGACGAAATTTTCTTATGCAGATTAACAAATTTCCAATAATCATCAGACAACATTTTGCGTATTCTTTGGTCTTGAACTCTCGATGCAAATTGACTAGCATCCTCACCGTCTTTCTTCTTTAGCAAAGGAAAAGCATATACTTTTTCTTTAAGGATTGGTATAGCTTTTTGTGAACTTTCCTTTTCCAACAACATTCTATTTTGCAAATAGCTATCTTTAAAGAAAACATGACCTCCATTCTTTACAACATCTTGAAAGTATAAATCAGTACTATCCAAAATTCCATCAGGATAATATTGTGGCTTTGTTATACCATCCTCTATAAAGAATAGCGTAATGAAACTTTTCTTATCGCCCTTCCTAACGCCCACCCTATAAATAGGTTTGTCTCCAAACAAAGAACACAAACACTTAGACACAACTATATAACCTGAGATTCCTTCCCTGTCTATATACATACCATAAAGATATTTACCGAAGCAAGCATCATAAATACTTGAAATTCGTATAGGATTTGACACATCAAAACCAAAACGTCCAACAGAATTGGTACATCTGCCAAAATCCTGCTTATTCGGTGCTGGAATTGAGTGAGGTTCGCTATTCTTTATATGTTCTAGCATTTCTTTTGCCTTCTTATCGCTTAACTCACGATTCACGCTTATTATTCTCTGGATAAATATTACAGCAATAATAACCAAAAGCAACATTATACCAATAAATACTTCCATTACATTACCCCCATTCTTTTATGAACCAATACTAAATCATTTCCTTTCATTGCCACTAATATCCAGTTCAGTATCGTACCAAAGATACAACCTAATATCCAATGACCATCATGCTGCCAAAAAGTATGCCATAAATAGAACGTTCCAAAAGCAAAGCCAAGCATATATAGGAAAAAGGAACTATAAACATCTATCTGTCTCAACCTGATGAAATAATAAGGGAAGAACGTTATCGACTTATCAAACAAGGTTGATACCACCATAAATGGTAATGTTCCAATCATCAACAACACTATATAAAGAACATCAATGGTAATAGCCCACTTCACAGACAAGAGGACTATCGCATCACATACCGCTAAAATGAACAACGTGTATAAATTAGTTATAATCAGTTTCATATCTACCACATTTTTATAATTAAACATTCGTGTTAACCTACATTTGCTTTTCTCATGCCACCACCTAAGATAGAAAGTAGCTGGTCGTAGCGTTTCTCCAGTTCCTCGTACTTTGCCTTCCAGACAGAATCATCCTGATGAGACTCTTCTATCTTAGGTTCTTCACGATGAGGAGTCTCAGCTACCATATAAGAAGAATCATCGGCATCTTGGTTACTATACATAGTACCTACCCCACGCATCAGCCACTCAGCAGACACATCAGGAAAGGCAGTCAATATCTTCTCTACGATATTGGCAGCCAAAGTTCTATCACCTCTTAATTGAGGATTTAAAGTAGCTTGCGCCACGTTAATCTGTTTAGAGAGAGCATTAACTGAAATAGATTTATCCTCTAAAACTAACTTAACTCTCTGATAAATAGTTGCTTCCATACATTTTACATTTATAAATACTAACTAATTAATCTTAAAGGGTTAATCTTTTTCGAGAAAATACTTGGTAGTTTACTCGGAAAAGAGTACCCTTGCACTCGTAAACAACAAGTTGCTTAATTATTAGAAGCAAAAGTACAATAAAAAATTAAGATATGCAAGCAAAAAAGATAAAAATTATCAAAGTTTCGCCCGAAGGACGTAAAAAACTTGCTGAGCGATATGGCTGCCGAAAGGAAACCATCTACAACGCTCTAGGTTTTAGAAGTCAGAGCAAGCAAGCCGAAGACATCAGGAATGATGCCCTGAATGAGTTCGGAGGTGTTAAGGCTGATAAGGTCGTGTTCTATTAGGAAGGAGGTGAATATGATTAAGAGATTATTCAGAACATGGCTGAGATGGACTCTTTTTAAAAAACTGAGCAAGTCATGTACCAACTGGGAAGAAGGTTTCATTTGGGTATATAACTTGCCAGTTTGGGAATGGAACATCGGCATATACTGCATTGAGCGTACAGAACGCACGTATTGGCACGATGCGCATTATGATAACATCAAAAGAAAAGTGTCTGTAGAAGAAGCTCAAAAACTTTTAAACTTCTTCCACAAGTAGAAACACAGTAACTTGGTTCAATGGTGTACCATCATTAGTAACGACAGTGCTATTACAAGAGGAGATACTTACAACTCTCCATTCGTTAGCATTTAGTTTGTCAATACGAGAATTAATCTTTTCGTTCAACTCATCCAAGTTATCTGTCTGATAGGTGAACATAATTACTTTTTGCTGTTTCATACGAAATTGAATTAAGTTAAAATAAAAATTTGTCACCTGCAAAGGTACAAAATAAAAACTACAATCGGGCAACGGTAGATATAATAATGTATAAAATAAAAATTTGTCACTTTATGTTTCATACACTACCGCCCGATTAAAAAATGGAGGAATCCTATGAATGAAATTTCAACTATTGTAGATGGTGACCGAATGACATCACTACAGATTGCAGAGATTACTGCAAGGCTCCACAAAAATGTTATGAGAGCAATCAGAAACATGGAGCCAGCTTGGGAAAAAATCAACGGGCGCAATTTTGAGCTGGTTGATTACAAAGATGAAAAAGGCGAGACGAGACCTTGCTACTCCCTCAACAAAGAAGAGTGTCTCTACATCGCCACCAAGTTCAACGATGAAGCGAGAGCCAAGTTGATTAAACGATGGAAGGAACTGGAAGAGCAACATCAAAAGCCATCAGTCCCTCAGAACTATCTCGAAGCTCTCAAATCTCTGGTCAAGGCTGAGGAAGAGAAACAGCAGCTAGCTTTGGAAAATAAGAAGCAGCAGGAACAAATCCTCACTATCAGCAAGACGAACATGGAACTCGGCAACAAGATTACCGAAATGCTGCCTAAGGTTAGCTACTACGACAAAATCTTGCAGAGTAATGCCACCATGACTGTTACTCAGATTGCTCAGGACTACGGAATGAGTGCCATGAGGTTAAACAAGGAGTTGGAGTCTATGAGAATCCAACACAAGGTTAGAGGTCAATGGATATTGTTTGCCCAATTCCTCGAAGGTGGATATGTTCACAGCAGAGCAGTAGACATCATCCGCAAGGATGGTCAGCACGATGTGAAGTACAACACCGAGTGGACAACGAAAGGAAGAATCTTCCTATATGAATCACTCAAAGCGAAGGGCATTCTCCCCTTGATAGAGCAGGAGAACACTCCCAGCGATAAGAGCACTGGTAGAACAGAGCCAGCCAAGGCAGCTAGTGCCAGTCAACAAACCATCAAATTCAACTGATATGATAGACAAAGAAATTAAGGAGCAGCTAGACCGCATAGAGCAGTATTCGCTCATAGCTGCAAAGAATGTGCTCAACATTAATGAAGCTGCAATCATTCTTGGCATGACGGTTAGAGGAGTGAGAGAGAACGTCAGGAACCGCATCATTCCTTGCTATAAACCAAATGTCAACAGACTCTACTTTAAGAAGAGCGAGTTGGAAGAGTGGATGACTCAGAACCGCAGAAAGAGCATGGCAGAGTTGAAATCAGAGGCAGCAGCCTATTGTTTTACCCATTAAACAGATAAACTTATGATAGCAGATGTAATGTTGGTAGCTAGCGTAATCACTATCGCTGTTGCCGTTAAGGAAATTCACTCCTACTTCAATGAGGTAGGCAAGTAAGATATATGGAGATTGAACCTCACAAGAATAGTTAAGTATTAAGTTATTAATGTGTTAAGTCTTATAATCTTTCAGTCATCGAAAACAGCAGAGGTTTTTTGGAGTTTGCTACTCCCAGTCTCCACTATAACTTTAGTCGTTATAATTTTACATGTTTTAAGTTTTTACCCAGCGCAAGTAACTCAATTGGTAGAGTATGAAGGTTTATGAGCCTTCGAGGTCGTGGGTTCGAGTCCCACCTTGCGCCCCATATCGCCCGATTCCAAGGCTTTATATCGGATAGGATAAACCTTCCTAGAGAGGTACACGTACCCAAAAGGAGCATCATTAACCACAGATGGTGCTTAGACGTGGAAGTGGCAAGCGAGTACATACACCTGATAGGTGGAATTTGGAAAAACTTGGAGTTCACTTGTGAAGAAGCAGACCTGATGCCGTGACCCTTATATAATAAGGTAGCATCTAAAGGTAGGAGCGCACAACTACAAATCGGTTCTAATGCAGCCAGCACGCTTTCTTTTTTCTATTCGGTTCAATAGTTATAATTGGTTATTTTATAGAAATCAGATATATCACAATATGTGCGATTACTAGTGCTGGGAGTCCTAAGCCTCCATGAATGCAGAAGGGAACCAAGGAGCGATTCAGCATCCGGCAAGATTGTGTAGATGTCGCTCCACGGAGGTGGCTGTTTTTATCATATTCATTTTACTGCCCCTCCTTTATTAAGGAAATTGCAAATATTGACATATTAGTGTGTTTCATACAGATTACATTTGCGATGCGGTAGCGACCGCTCAGGTTAAACTAAAATAAAAAACTCTCTTCCCCACCATTCGTGAGAATCGTGGGGCTTTTAATTTGAACATTTAAACCATACAATATGAGATATAAAGCAAATAGTTGTCACGATTGTATATTCTTGACAATATGTGACAATCCGAATAAGAACCCAGATGGTGGCTACAGATGCAGCTTCTATCAATGGAAATATCAATAACAACTTAATACATAAAAGATATGGGTAATTTAGATTATTACAACAAACTCAAAGTCGTTCCTCAACAGGCACTCCGACAAATTCAGTCAGGAAGACTTAGAGGAAAACACGACATCAACCCAATGTGGCGCATAAAGGCAATGACAGAGCAGTTTGGTGTGTGCGGAATCGGTTGGAAGTACGTAATCACCAAGCAGTGGACAGAGACTTTCGGAAGCGAAGTAAAAGCCTATTGCAACATCGACCTCTTTATCAAGGTGAACGGAGAATGGTCAGATGCCATCCAAGGAACAGGAGGTTCGTCAGAAGTTTCAATGGAAAGCAAGGGTGCATACGTATCTGATGAATGCTACAAGATGGCACTCACAGATGCCTTGTCGGTTGCTATGAAGGCACTGGGTGTAGCAGCAGACGTTTATTTCGAGGCAGGAAAAGACATCATAGATATTGATAGCAAGTATGGTGCTCAGGATAGTAGAGCAGCGCAGCAGCAGACACAGGCTCAGCATCCAACCGCTCAGGCAGCACAAGCCGTACAGCAGCCAGCAACACCCCAGTATCACACAAATGACTTGAACGAAGGATTGGCATACCTTAGCAGATGTGTCACGAAAGACAATCTGATATGGGTAGTTCAAACATACAAGCCGCTCACCGTCAACCCTCAGTTCATGCAAGCAGTATCAGCTAAGAAGAAAGAATTAGGATTACAATAATATGACAGAAACAACAAAGAAAATAACCCTAAATGTGCCAAAGGTCACATTCATTGAGGAGTCTCATCAGTACTTCATTGGCAAGAAGGAACTTAAAGGAGTAACGGGAACGCTCATCAAGAAAGCATTCCCCGACACCTATAAGAACATTCCGGAATCGGTATTGATGAAGGCAGCAGAGCGAGGAGGTCTTATTCACAACACTTTTGAAACCTTCTGTTCTATCTTCGATGCAGACATCAAGCAGTACCCGAACCCTACAGAAGAGCTTCAAGCCTTCCATAACATGTTAGTCTCATTCGGTTTACATTATGTCGCATCCGAATATCTCGTTACAGATGGAGAGAACTTTGCATCTGCTATTGATGGTATCTTCGCTGATGATGAAGGCAACATCTATTTGGTAGATTACAAGACCACCGCCACCCTCCACTACGACAATGTATCGCTCCAGCTATCCATCTATGCAAGATGGTTCGAGGAGCAGAATCCTGACTTGAAGGTGAAGGAGATTGTCTGTATGTGGTTCAAGAACGGACAGAGCAAGTTCCAGCCGCTACCTAGGGTAGCAGATTATCAGATTGACGATTTAATCAACGCTTATCTCGCTGATGATACAGACTATCAGTATAAGGTGGAAGTTCCTGAGCAGTTCTCAGCACTAGAGCAGGAGTACAGATTGATAACCGCTCGTATGGATGCCCTGAAAATCAAGCAGGATGATTTGAAGGAGCAGATGATGAAGATGATGGAAGCCAACAAGCAGAAATCCATCAAGACCAACATCGGTTCTTACTCTTATGTGGCAGCTACCACCAAGAAAACCTTCGACACGAAGCTGTTCAAAGACACGGAGCCAGAACACTACGAGTACTATCTGAAGGAAACGACCACCAAGCCATCAATAAGAATCAAACTTAATTAAGTATAGATATGAACGTTAAATTTACTGGTAAAATTATTGCAGCAGGGCAAGTTCAAATGGGAACTTCCCAAAACGGAACCCAATGGAGTTCCCAAGAGTATGTTATTGAGGAGTTGAATGAGCAGTACCCTTCAAGAGCCGTTATCCAAGTTTATGGTTCAGACAAGATTCAGCAGTTCGGCATCCAAGTAGGTGAAATCATCACAGCCAACATCGGATTGAAGGCACATCAGTCTAGAGACGGACGATGGTTCAATCAGTTGGATTGTTGGAAGGTGGAGCGACCAAATGGTCAGCAGCAGGGACAGATGGTACAGAGCCAGATAGGTCAGGTTCCTCAGCAGCAAGCAGCCAACTATCCACCTCAGCCAGCACCTATCCAGCAGCAGATGCAGGCTTTTCCCCCTCAGGTTAATGCAAGCGGTCAACCTATTCAGCATAACGCTCAATTTGCAGGTGGTCAGCAGAAAAGTGGTCTCCCATTCTAAGCATTAATATATAAGGTATGGAAATCCATCTAGTAAGAACCTCCACTGGTCTTCGCCCCTACACGGATGATGATTACGAGGAAATGAAAAAGATAAAGGTTGGTTCCATCGTCAAGGCAAACATAGTTCGACCAAGGAACATCAAGTTTCATCGCAAGTTCTTCTCCCTTATCAGAGCAGCATGGGATTGTCTAACCGAGCAGCAGCGCACAAACCTACGTTCTATAGACACTTTCCGTGAGCAGCTTCTGATAACATCAGGATTCAGCGAACCGCTTTACGACCTCAACGGACAGAAGTTCTTGGAGCGAGCCAAGTCTATCTCCTTCGCCAAGATGGATGAGCCAGCCTTTAATGAAGTATATAATAGAGTCTTAGACACCATCATCACGATACTCTATGCAGATGGTGTTACAGAAGACGAATTTAATAAAATTTTACAAAATTATAGTTGATATGACACGTAGAAACGAAAAGCGCAACAACAGACGCAATAGCCGTCAGCGCAACAACAACCCAGAGTTACCACCATTTGCACAGATGCTTTTCGGAGCAATCGTTGGCAAAGGTGTAGACATGATTGCCAAGAAGATGGCAGAGATTGCCGAGGAAGAGACTCCTGATATTCATGCAGAAGGCATCAGCAATCAGGACGTTACCAACATCAATAACGGAAAGGCAACCTTATCTAAGTTGCGCATTCCTGCTGATGGTTCGGCAGTAGAGTACCCTATCCCTGATAACCTCCAGTTCTTCTTCGCTGAGGATGGTAAGTTGATGGTTCGTCAGAAGATTGAAGGAGACGAGAATCCTACTGATGCAGGGGAAGGCAAGCCTATCACTTATGATGATATTTGCGATAAGTTTTTCTTGAACAAGAGAACATACTGGCTTGATAATAAGAAAATCAACCATATATATTCAGATGAAAATAACTATAACGACTTAAACAACTGCACTAGCATGGCTCATGCAAAACGTGTAGCTGCTTTCATCAAGTTGCAGAACATCGCCAAGTTTCTCAATGGTGACTGGAAACCGAACTTCGACAGAGACGATGAAAAATGGAATATCAATAAAGATGGTGATACATTTATCGAAATGTACACAAGAAGATTGAACAAAGCGAGTGTTTACTTCAAGTCGCAAGAACTTACAAAGGAAGCCATCCGCTTGATGGGTGAAGATTCTCTCAACGACCTTTTCTCAACCGACTGGTAATGGCAAGCTACGCTGAAATCAAGGCAAAGCTACAGCAGGAAGGCAAGAAGATACGCAAGCGTTCATCCTACGATGAGCACAACTTGCAAGCCGCAGAGGTCAGGTATATCCGTGGGGTATATCCTGACCTTGAAGGAGTCTTCTTTGCCGTTCCTAATGGCGGCAAGCGAACCTCCCGACAAGCCGCATGGCTCAAAGAAGAAGGTATGAAGGCAGGAGTATCTGATATGCTGCTCCTGAAGCGCACCTCCCAGTACGGTTTCCTCTGCATCGAAAACAAGACACCGAAAGGTAGGCAGGAACCCGAACAGAAGGTATTCCAGTATGAAGTAGAACGGCATGGTGGTAAGTACATCATCGTCCGCTCTATAGATGAATTTATCCAAGCAATCGACAATTATTTAAATGGTGAACTATGACAGATGAAATCAAACAAGCCATCCAACTTCTAGAAGAGAATGGCTACAAGATTACTGCTCCACCAAAGGAAGTCAAAGACGAATATACCTTTGAGCGAGCATGGAACCTCTACGAAAAGAAGGTAGGCTGCAAAGCCAAACTCGAAAAGAAGTGGAACTCTATGAGCCAGAAAGACCGCAAGGCAGCTATAGAGTATATTCCATTATATGTGATTGCAACCGAGGATAAAAAATATCGCAAGAACTTCCAAACCTTTCTCAACCAGCGAGGATGGGAAGACGAACTCATCGGAGCCACACCACCGCCAGCAGCCATTAACGAGCATCCGTCTGATATTAGCCTACTTATTGACAAGACAAGGGCTGAACGGAACGTGAATAATGCAGATAAGGACATCATTTTCAAAACACGCATTACTGGAATGATAGAGCTTCTGCAAAAGAATCCTCATAGCCTATGCCGAAAGCAGTTGGAGATATATCGTGATAACGGAACCTTAGAACGCTTGGGCATCCAGTGGAATCCATAAACCACAAATCTGTTTACCAAAATGATAGCAATCAATAAGTACAACAACCAGCATCCTCTCAGAGTCTTTGAGGCTTTTGCAGGATATGGCAGTCAGAGCCTAGCCTTCAAGTACCTCAAAGATAAGCATCCTGAGTTCGACTTCAAGGTAGTGGGCTACTCAGAGATAGAACCATCAGCCATCCAAGCCTACGGACTTCTGCACGGAAGAGACATACCTAACTTCGGAGACGTGACAAGGATAGACTGGAATGAGGTTCCCGACTTCGACTTCATCAGTTGGTCTTCTCCATGCCAAGACTTCTCCAATGCAGGACTTCGCCAAGGAGCAGAGGAAGGCAGCGGCACACGCTCATCCCTTATCTTTCAGGAGAAAAGAATGCTGGCAGTAAAGAAACCGAAGTATGTGATGCTAGAGAATGTGAAAGGTCTACTCTCAAAGTCAATGAGGAAGTACTTCTTCCAGTACGTCAAAGACCTTGACTCCTTCGGTTACACCTCCTTCTACAAGGTACTGAATGCCAAAGATTACGGAATCCCTCAGAATCGTGAGCGCATTTTCGTAATATCCATCCTACGCACAGAAGACGAGCCGAACCCAGAGTATCACTTCCCTTCTCCCATTAAACTAGAGACAACGGTTGAGGACATCTTGGAAGACAACGTATCTCCCGAATATTTCCTATCCCAGCCCCTTCTCGAAAAGTATCTCACCAAAGCAGACATCAATGAATCAATCGAAAAACTCTACCCCGAAGATAGCAATACCGAAAACTGCTGATGGATGCTCACCAACCATCACATCATCGTTTAGCGCAGGAATCAGCATAGCCAATCTTCTTGGTGTTGACCATTTCCCTAGGGGGGGTACTGATAATCAAAAAGTTACAAGCAGAAAACTCCTCATCAACTCAGACGTAGATGGTTTAAGTAGAACCATCCGTACAAGTTATTATAAGGCTGGTTTTGCTAACTATATACATAACGATGGCAGAGCAGCCAACGCAGTTTTAATCATCAAAAAATTATAATGTGCGACAAAATTATAAAGCTAGCAAACCTCCAAATCAAGGGCAGAATCGAGCAGCAGACCAGAGTCTACTCCACCAAGGGAATCTCCCCTACTCTCAATTCTGCTATGGGTCACGGAGGTAACTGCATCCCACTATTCTTAATCGTCAAAGAGATATGACATTCGTAACCATAATGAACAAAGAAATCATTCACACCGCACCAAACGGAAAGAAATACTCCATCCAAATCAGAAAGTACACTCCAAGAGATTGTTTCCGACTGATGGGAGTTCACGAAGCTGATATAGACAAACTCCTGAGCAAGGAGAAGACTGGTCAACTCATTATCAGCAAGAGCAAACTCTATGCCCTTGCAGGAAATTCAATAGTAACCAACTGCCTGACCGCCATGTTCGAGGAACTGATATTCCCTTCAGGGAATCACTACCATGACAAGACTGGTCAGCTATCACTTTTTTAGCTTATGGATATTTTTGGATATATCAAGGTAGGCAAGCGCATCAGCAAAGCGCACAAAGCCATGTTTACCCACAAGACCATGGTAATATGGTACAAAGGCAACCCAATCATCGGAACAATGCACGATGGCTTGTGGTATCAACAAGACTTGAACGGAATGTGGGAACTATTAATGTTCCAGTCCGAAGTCACACACGTCTCATTTTTACCTTCGCCAAATGAAGACAGAGAAAGAAAAAATCCTAGCCATCATCGCAGAGATTCAGGCAGAGCGTGAAGCTGACCACATCGTGCCGCCTCACGTCCTCACAGCCGAAATCATTAACCGAGGATTCCACCAGCCATATCAAACCATCAACGAGTTGTGTGAAGAAGGCAAGATAAAATGGTGCCGCACCCTCAACGATATGGCATTCACCATCAGAAAATAATAAATCAAGAACAATATGAAAATTATAACGCAGAAAGAACTGGCATCCTTAGCAGAAGATGCTTTTAAGAATGCCGAAAAGCATGGTTTTTATAATGAGAGCACAGAAATAGAAACCACATTGATGCTCATTATCACGGAAATGGCAGAAGCTGTTCAGGCAGACCGACACAATCGCCACGGAAGTATCGAAGACTATGAGAGCGAGATTCAGATGGGCAGAGATATTCCTACCGCCTACAAGAACGCTCTTGAAGGAACGGTTGAATCCGAGTTCGCTGATATTGCCATTCGTATCTTATCTCTCTTGGGATGGATGAAAAGCAATATGCTGATTAAACTAAAAAGCGATTCTAGCCTTGCTGACAAATATGAAGTTGCCAAAATTCAATATAAGGTTCAAAACACAATCAATAAAGGCAGTATCGCAAAAGATTTGTACCGACTCAACGGACACTTTAGTAGGTTTGTTGATAATGAGTCTTGCAGTTGGTTTGTATCAGATACCCTTCAGGATATACTCATGAGGGTATTCGCAATCGCCCACAATCACAATATCGACCTGATGGAGTACATCAAGTTAAAAATGAAGTATAACGAATCACGTCCGTATCTTCACGGATGCAAATATTAGGAGGATAAAATTATGTTTGGAATAGAACAGATTTCAAGAAGGTGCTTAATGACTTTTAGTGATGGCAGCAAGCTACAAGTTACCATCTACATTCCAAAGCCCACCAAACCCATCTTCCCTGAGCAGATGGAACGCAATATCATCGAGAATTTTAACAAATCGCAACCTCTTGCAGTAAACAAGGTTGTTAAGTGTCACATAATGAGGAATTAGTTATGGAAGATTTACCTATTGGGTCAGAAATCATCTTGAAGGTGGTAGAGACCGAAGAAGCCGATTGTAGTGGCTGTTTCTTTGATGAAATTGCAAACTGTATCAATATAGACATGTGTAATCGAATCAAGTGCGCATCAAATGAGCGAAAAGACGGAAAGAATGTTCTATTCAAAAGAGTAAAGTGATATGAAAGAAAAGATTAACATAGCGGAAATCCTTTCTATAGATGACTTACCAAATGAAATTTGGAAAGATATTCCTGAATATAAAGGTTTCTATCAAGTCTCTAATTTGGGAAGGGTTAAGTCATTAAAGAGATTTTTCAAGACAGGAAGAGGACGTATTGCAGAAACAAAGCTGAGAATTTTAAAACAAGCTGATTCTACAGATGGTTATAAAATGGTTGCTTTATGTATTAATGGAGAACAATTTACAAGAAGAGTTCATCGTTTGGTAGCTATGGCATTCATACCAAATCCGTATAACTATCCTGTAATCAATCACAAAAATGAAATAAGAACAGACAATAGATGTTCTAATCTAGAGTGGTGTACAGTATTATACAATGATACATACGGGAATGCTCTGGAAAAACGAAAAGAGCAGCTAAGTATAAAGGTGTATCAATACGACTCTTCTAAAAAACTTATTAAGATATTTCCGTCAATATCGGAAACGGCAAGAGTTGTTGGTTGTAATATAGCGTCTATATATTATCATATTAAACATAAGTGCAAAAAACCGTATCGTGGTTATTATTACCGCACTACTAATGATTTAAAAGGAGGTGAGCATGATTAGAGACGAAGCAAAGATAATTGTAACACCAACTGGTGTATCACTTGAAGAAGTCTTGACTAAAGAAGTAGTTAAGGCGCTCAATGAAGAAGCTTCCATCTATATGAATTATGAAATCCCAGAAGTAAAGCTTGGTGGCAACCCTCCTAGTGGCAAGGAAAGCCGTAGAACTAGAAGGATGTTAGAACTTAGAAAAAGAAAGGGTAGATTATGAATGATGAAAGCATAGATGTTAACATTAGTTTTATCAATACTGATTATTTCTCAGTATCTGTAAGGGATGGGTCTATTTCAGTTATTGGTAGAATAACTAAGTTAGAGATGGAAAAATTTGTAAAGGCTCAATATTTCAAGATTAAAGAGGTATTGGATAAAAATAGTAAGGAAGGAGGCTATCATGATTAAACCAGTTACTATGTACTCTGTCGTTTGTGACAGATGTGGAAAGACCTTCATTGATGAGTTTAATGGCATTGTGGCTTGGTTTGACGAAGGAACTGCAAAAGAGCAAGCAATGGAAAGCGAATGGGCAGAGATAGGCGATAAGCACTACTGCCCAGACTGCTATGACTTTAACGAAAAGTTGGATGAGTATGTTCCTAAAAAGAAAGGAGTAAGAAAATGAAACAGAAATTATTAAGTATCAAATATAGGTTAGTTGCTTTGTGGTGGTTCCTCACAAGAAGGAACTACTACCTTCTGTCATACAATGGCAGAGTAGGTAAGACATTGGAAAGCGCTAATATTGTAATTCCCGAGTTCATTGAATGGGTAAGAAAGAAGCATGGTGTGCCTACTAATCATGAGATAATCATGGAACTGAAGAATATTGGCAACCTCTGTAGAAGCACAGATATTCTTGCTTATAATGAGATTAAGGCATTGATTGAGAAACTTGAAAAGTAAAGCGTATGGATAAGTTAGAATACATTCCAGGAGATTTGGTAATGGTAAAGAAGTCAGCACTTCAATTTGCTAAAGATAAAATATTTAAAGTAATATCTTCATTGAGTGGTGGCTTTCTTAAGGTAGTCATGTTAAACGATAGTAGTACAACATACTCTATTAGTAATAATGCTATTCGTCCGATTCCTATCACTCCAGAGATTCTAGAGAAGAATGGATGGAAAAAACCTGATGATTTTGATTCATATTGGCTTAATAAGATAGGATTGTTACAAGAGGGTGATACATGGCATTCTGCTTTAGGTAGTACAAAAATTGCTATCACTCTTGGTAATATTATGTATGTTCATCAACTCCAGCACCTTCTCTTCGGTTTAGGACTTAATTCAGAAATGGAGGTGTAGGTTATGTTATATGCTTTAAGATTTTTCGACACAGAGAGGTCTCTTTGGTATTTAGATTGTGTACATCGAAGTAAGTCGTTCTTGAAAAGACGTGAAAAGAAGTTTTTAAAACAATGAATAAAAACGATGATTTCGAAATGGTATGGATTTTAGTAACGCCTTCGGGCATAAAAGATAGAATATGACAGTAGAAGAATTAATTGACAAATTATCAAAGGTTGAGGATAAGACTATGGAAGTCAACTTCCCATATTCTCATGGTACACAAGAAAACGGACAACCTCTAAAGATTGACGAGGTATCAGTATATAATGATTGTGTTATACTTTATGATTAACCATCCGCAAGGATATAAATAGATTGTAATATGAATACAGAAAAATTTGAAAGAGCAAATATCTTAGCCAAGAGTTTAATTCCTAAAGTAAATGAACTCTTAAATATATCTACAAAATCAATGCGCAGTAGTCTTGCTGATGCTATTTGGGGGCTTTCAGAGTGTGATGAAGAGTTTAAAACAAAATTCAAGCAGCTTCTGAATGAAACAAAACAGAGATTGCAAAAAGAGTTTGATGAACTTTAGTAAAACTAACCATCCCTTATGGGATATAAATATAAGTAATATGAAAAAGATTATTTTGGCAGCCTTAGTCGTTGCAAGTTTGTTCGCTTCTTGCTCTAGCGAGAAGACTTTTAAAAAGAAAGATGGCTCTACGATTACAGCAAAGCCTTATGGCTGGGTTAGTAAGGAAAACAAAGTAGAAGGTGTTAACTACGAGTTGAATGCTCCTGATGTTGTAGCATCTATCATCTTCGCCCCATCTGTTATCGCTCCAGTTCTACTGACAGCTTACGATGTATGGGAACCAGTATCATATACTGAGCCATCTAAGTAATCAACCACCCTCTCCTGCAAAAGGGAGAGGGTAAAAAGAAGAGAATATGAATATAAAGAAATTGGCTTATTTATGTGAAATAGTTGGTGCTTTTTTAGTATTTTTTGCTTTATTTTATGCACTATTTTCGGTATGTTGGGAACTTGGCACTATTGTTCTAGGTTATGGATTATTTCTAATTGGACTTGCTCTTGAGAGCAAAGATTAAAAAGAAGAGAATATGGATGCAAGTAAAATAACATTAGCTGGCTATATTGTATATCTCCAAGGTATGTATAAACGATATGGCAACATAAGTATTACGCAATTAAAGCATATAGAAAGAAACAGAAAAAAGGAGGATAAGCGATGAGTAAGATTAAGGAATTATTAAGTCAAGCATACAGTCAGCTTGACGAGTACAATAAAGGTGGTGCTACTCAGCATAACCTTCTTTGGAAGGCAATGGGCAATATTGAGGATGCACTTAAAGAATTGGAGGATTGATTATGAATCGTAAAGAAGCAGCAGAGTTATCGCCATTTATTAAGGCGTTTGGCGAAGGAAGGATTATCGAATTTTCTAGTATTACTGATGTAAGTAAAGCATGGAGAGAAGTTACAGATTTTCCTATTGGAATGATTAAAAATTTCAAGTTCCGAATTAAGCCAGAACCAAAGTTCCGTCCATTCAAGGACGCAGAAGAATGCTGGAATGAAATGCAAAAGCATCAGCCGTTTGGGTGGGTAAAAGACAGAAATGGTAGTGCATTCGTTATTGAAAAAGTAGATTCAAGAAGTTTTGTCGAAGTTTATGATGAGGGTACATGTACTTTTAAGGAAGTGTTTGAAGATTTCACCTTTGTTGACGGTACTCCTTTCGGTGTAAAAACGGAGGAATAGTATGGCGTATTGTTTTTGTGATTTTTGCGATTACAAGGATGAATGTAAGCACTATCGAAAGGTAGTTGTTTGTCCTTATATAAAAACGGAGGAATAGTTATGGAAGTATTAAAAGACATAAGTCAGTTAACAAAAGGTTGCGGAGTGACATTTATTAAAAATGACGATTTCCACTACTATGAGTACCTCATGGTACACCCTAATCGTGATACCTATTTTCTTTTTATAGATAACTGGTCGCAAGAAGTAGTACGAATATACATTAATGACCTCTTGTCAGGAGATTATTATGTTGGTAAGTACGACCTAATCTTCGTCATGGAGAAGAGAAAAGATTTCTTCAGACGAATGATAAAGAATTGTGATGAAAGAATTGAAGAACTTAAAAGTAAGTAGTTATGGCAAAACCTTACAGAATCAAGCATAAGGCTAGCGGGTTGTACTACCAGCCTGCAAGAAATCATAGTAATCTTGGTAAAAATGGCAAGGTGTATATGGCAAATAATTCGCCATTGATGTCAAATAATAGCTATGATTATATAGCTATTAGTGTTAGAAAAGGCACGAAGGTACATGATATTTTAGAAAAGGAAATGCCTTTAAAAGGTATAGAACGTTCCTGTGGTGCAGAAGTTTGTTATCGTGTTCCAAAGAGTGAATTTGAAAAAGAAGAATTATAGCGTATGAAGATTAGATTAGCAAAGAAGATAATGGCTTGCGACTTTCGCAAAGTTGTCAAACGAAACCTGCCATGGGATAAAGAACTAAAAGAATTGGATATTCTGTGCAAAAAGTCTCATTATTGGTATCTAAGACATTATGCATATAGACCATTGAAAAGGATTCAAGAAATTCGCAAAGAAAGATGGGGAAAAGATTTATTCCGAGACCACCGTATCGCCAAGGCGATAAGTTTAACTAGAAAGAAAAAATGGAGGTAAGTAATATGGAAGCAGGACAATTATTAGTGCTATTGTTGTCGTTTTGCGCTTTAGCATTACATATCAAGAATCGTAGAAGAAAGGGTTAATTATGAACAAAACAAAATTACATTCATCATTACTCTTCCTGATGCTAAAACTGGAAGAGGCAAAGAGCAACCCGATGTCTGACAAGAACTTTGTTGCTGCATTGACGGAAGTGCTCAGATTTTTCCGTGATAACGGAGAGTTGAAGAAAGCCTATGAAAGCCAAAAGGAATCATTGGCAGATATGGCAAATAGTTCTTGGGTAAAACTGGTAATGGGTATGCTTACCTCAAAAATGCAAGAAGACAAAGTTGATGCAGAGTTACCAGACATTGATGCTCTAATAAAGGAGAGTTCTTCTGATGAGTTCATCAGAAAGAAAATCAATGATATTCTTGGCGATAATTAAGTATAATTTTTTAAAGAAGAAATTATGAAGATAGAGAATTACAAAAGAGCAGAACAAATTCTTTCTACCATCAGTAAACTTGATGAGTTGAAAGATTGTATCGATAAGTTTGACGATGTAGAGTGGAGCTTCAATTATAAAGCAGTTTTTAATCACAATTTTTCAGAGATTGCAACCGACAAGGATTTTGTCTCTAGATTCAAAGATTTTATTGAGAAAGAGAAACTGGGTTTAAATGAAGAGTTTGAAAATTTATAAGCTATCTAAAAAAAATATTCCATGAAGATAGAAATCAGAAGAGTAACGGACTGGCAGCGTGTAGTGGATGCTGCTCGGTTCACACAAGGCAAGGAACCGCTGGGTCATGAGCCTAGCGATGAGTTCAAGAAACAGATGATTCTCAGCGAGCATTCACCGCTCAGAGAATTGGAGTTCGATATTAAGATGTATGGCATACCATACTGGGTGAGTAACCATTTTGTTCGCCATGTTCATGCTCAGCCATTCGTTTCCACATCTAGACCAGATATTACTGGCTCCAATGTATCTCGTCACGATATGCGTCAGGATGATTTGGTCAACTTGCAGTTATCCCTCAACGCTCAGGAAATTATCAATATCTCCAAGCTAAGACTCTGCAACAAAGCATCCTACGAGACAAGAAAGATATGGATACAAGTGATTGAAGAGTTGAGGAAAATCGAACCACGTCTTGCTGCTGCTTGTGTCCCACAATGTATCTATAGAGGATTCTGTCCTGAACCAAAATCATGTGGAAAGACACAAACAAATGTTTTTCCTATTTATAGAGAAAACTACGAACATTTATTTCTAATCGGTGAACGTATAAAATTAGACTATGAAATATCCAAAATTTAACGTCAATGAATTTGTCGGTGGGCACTTCGAGTACACCACTCCATGCCCATTCGGCATTCAAGGCAAGTACACCCATGAAATACTGATGGTAGGTAGCCTTGCTTGCCAGCGATGCGAGCACTTCCGAGGTATCAACAAAGAAGATGGTATCGTATCTTGTGGAATCGAATAGTTTTAAGAGTGCAGCCTATCTGCATTCTTCTTAATAATTAATCAAATTTTATATATGAATACAAAGAAAATCTCAATTATCCAGCGCATCAAGGAGAAGTTCCTTGGTAAGCAGTTCTTTATTGCAGTTATCGCTAACAAGGGAACCAGTTCCTACTTCGTTAACTCTACCATCTACCGCTCAGAGAAGGAGGTGAAGGCTTACAAGAAGTACATCACCACAGACGAGCGTATGAAACAGAGCTTCGATTTCGTAGGCTATTATGGTTTCCGTTCTAAGTTCGACTTCCGCATTCCTCTTAGCGGAAAGCCAGTATCAGTTGAAGAGGCAAAGAAACTGGCAGAGAAGTAGTATGGGAAAGTTGATAGACCTTACTGGACAGCGTTTCGGCAGATTACTCGTCTGCCGAAAATCTGACAAAGAGAACCACCAGCATGGTGCGTTCTGGATATGCAAATGTGATTGTGGCAGGGGTTGTACGGTTCTAGGTTCTGCTCTTCGTGACGGACGAACCAAATCATGTGGCTGTTACCGCTCAGAGCGAGCATCTGCCATCATCACCAAGTATGGCAACCGCAATGGCAGACCCAAGCGGAAAGAGAAAGTTAACGGATAATATACATTTTATCACTTTTCATATTATATTTGCAACATGAAATTCAAGTATTTAATAGATAAAGTCAATGGTTTCAGACACCGCAACGATTTTGTAGTTCTGGACGGAAGAGCAAACTCGGTCACGCTCTCCAAGGGCATCTACGACCACATCATGCAGAAGGAACGTATAGACACTTCTATCTTCGTATTCAGGCTACCTGACCGAGGTACATACGGATTCTGCATGCGTGAGGACTGGGAAGAACTTCGCAAAGTCAACACCGCCTTCACTCAGCTTCAGTTCAATCAGGAGCATAAGAAGGTAGGATTCCGAAGTGACTTCCCTTCCGTCACAGCCATCCTTGATGAGTACAACCTTCCGCTCAACAGAATGGTTCGCCTTACTTGCATCCCACGCAAGTCACAAAAAGGAGAACCCTATTACGAAATCATGCGACCGAACTCAAATTTAAGCACATGGCAACAAGACAAGAAGTAATACTCAAAGGGCTTACCCACTCTCCATCCGACTACGATTGTCAGGATGGGGAGTTGGCAACCTGCATCAACCTCATCAACGAGGATGGGGCACTCCACCCTATCCACCAGCCAGTAGTAGTAGAGCAGAACATCACGCTGGATTCAGGAGACACAATAGAACTGGTTCATAAGGTAACACACGATGAAACGATTCACTCTCACTACATCATCCGTAAATCAGATGATACTTGGTACTGGCTAGAGAAAAGTGGAGACGGAACCAAGAACACCATCAACCTCAACGGATTCCACGTCAATGCCGTCACAGCAGTTGGCAATATCTTATGTTTCATAGGTGACGAGAAAACAATGTACGCATATTGGAAAGGTAGCAACTACACAAGTTTCGACCTTTCTTCACTTAGCTATAGTGCAACAATCACCAATGTTAAGTCTGAGAAATGTGATGTATCAATCAACCTTGGCGATGATTGGGATAATGCTTTTGAGACGAACAGACACTTTAATAATAACGTAGATACTTCTCTCAAAGGCGCATCTATCATATTCAACGCATTTGATTCACTTATCAACAAACGACTAAACGAAAAAGGCAAGGAGTACTTCAAATATACAGTTTTTGGAGTATTGGCTATCAAGTTATATGATGAAACCTCACACATAAATATATCAAATCCATTCATCCTTGCGCCTGAAACATCATTCAATAAGTTTATCTGGTATCAGGAAAAGAAATCTGTAGGCACAAGCACAAGTCTTCACACCCACACCATAAATGTCAGCATGGATATACCCGAAGGCTTGGAAGACCTTATTCTTGGTGTAGATGTTTATCTGTCCCAGCCTGAATCTTTTATTGATACAGAAAAAAGAACTAGAGGTATTTCACGAAATAATTGTTTTCTTTGGAATAACAAAATGGCATCAGGTGTGAATTGTGATGCCTTCCAATATTTGTCAGAGGAAGATATTTATCAGTCGTTTGAAAACAAATCCTTCTATCTAAGTGCCAGTATCAGCAAGGAAAAGCTAGGCACAGATATACAACTCAAACGAGTTTTACAGACAGAAGAAAGTATTTCTTTGGCAGACTTCAAGCGAGACACTTTTGGCGGCAAGTGCTCTATAACATACAACAACCGATTGCATATAGGAAACGTAAAGAAGACCATCTATAATGCTTTCGATACAGATATTTTCTCCAAGAGAAAAATTTCAAATGCACAGCTATGCCTAAATGAGTATGTAGATGTTGCAACTAGTAGCACCGCTACCACCGATTATATTTGCGATGCAGTCTTCAAGGTAAGCATCAGCGAAAATAGCATCAAACGAGATATATACCACAAGGGGAAACTGCAATATCCTATCTGCCCTATCTTGGCATATCCCAACACGCTTGCTACGGCAATGACTATCTATTTTCACTTACCGAAGTATGACAAGTATTATTCCAAGAGGGTAAGTTTAAAGCCTTCCGATACATTCGGTATGTCTTACTATATCAATATCAGTAAGAATCGTACCACTCCTATCGCAGTTGATAGACAATCTTCTGGTTCTTTGGATAATCAAGGTTTTGGAGGAAGAGTTGATGCGCCTACAGAAGAAGAAAAAGCTGAGTTGTCTGATTACATGTACCTCTATCACGATGATGCTGGTCTTCCTGCTTTCATGAAAATATACCGCCATAAACTCCTTAAAAAGGATTCATCAGGCGGAACAACGAGAGCAGGAAGTAATGGAGGTGGTAGTTTTGGAAATCAAGGTGGAACGGTCATTTCATCTTCATATTATTGGGACAACACACCAATAGATACAGGTGACTTCACAGAGATAACCAAGGAAGAATACGATGCTGCTTTAAGTAATGTCGTGAGCCAAAAATATATCACACAGCATCCAAACGTCATAAAGGTTAGCGAAGCCGAGAATCCTTTGGTATTCCCAGCAGCAAATTCTGTTCAGGTAGGTTCTTCTATCATCAGCGCACTAGCCGCCAACACCCGACCAATCAGCGAAGGTCAATTTGGCGATGCTCCACTCTACGCATTCACCGATGAAGGTGTATGGGTAGTCATGTTGACTGATACAGGAACATATCAGTCACGACAACCAGCTTTACGTGAAATTTGCTCCAACCCTAAAGGCATTTTGCAGATTGATGATGCAGTTCTGTTCCCGACAGAGCGAGGAATCATGATGCAGCAAGGAAGAGAGTCTGTTTGTCTTACCGATGTACTGGATGATTATCCTTTCGATTTTCTATCCATTTATTCACATTCAACAAAGGATAAGACCTATCCGAATAAACTCCTTGCACTAGGTAATATTCCTGAGTCAGATGTGAAGTATGTCCGTTTCCGTAAGTATATCGAAGAAGCTGATATGATTTACGACTATTACGATAGCCGTATCATAGTGTTCAACCCAAACTATACTTATGCTTACGTTTACTCTTTGAAAAGCAAGATGTGGGGAACCATGCACAATGTCTTCAACAAGCGAGTAAACATATATCCAGAGTCATACGCTACAGACAAAGCAGGAAACATACTCGATGTGTATGTGAAGGAGCCAACAGAGAATGTTCCATTCTTCCTATGTAGCCGTCCTTTAACGCTTGGTAAGGATGCCTATAAGACCATGTTCGATTGCATTACAAGAGGATATTTCAGCAGCATTCAGGCAGGAAAGTGTGGAACGGTTCTGTTTGGAAGTAATGATTTAGCTAATTGGTATTACGTTGGTTCTTCTGTAAATATGTATCTCAGAAACCTTATCGGTTCGCCATACAAATATTTCAGGCTTGCGCTTATGGGCAATCTTGCCCCAAAAGAATCTATCAGCGCACTATCTACAGAATTCCAAACAAGATTACAAAATAAACTCAGATAATTATGGCAGAATATACATTAACCGACTTCGATAAATACAAGGTTGAGCAAGGTGCATCCTTGGGAACGAAAATAGATGACAAGATAGTTCTATCCACATGTATCAACATTTATCCTTTAGGTACAAATATGTACATGGGATATGTGATATTCAACAACAACTTATACCAGTTGTTCTATTTCGACTCAGACGGAAATCTCTATAATCTGAATAAAACTAAAGTAGGTGTTGCCTATATTGTAGACTCCAACATCACAAAAACAACTGGCACTAAACTCGTCAGAGAAACCTCATCTGATGGAACATCAAATGCTCGCCCATTCCCTAAATACGGAATAGCTACCGCATCAGAGACAGGTGGAACAGAGGAAAGCGGCAAAGAAGAGGAAATCTTCTCAATCGCTACCCTACAGCCTAGAGAAGAAGTAGCCGCAAGTTGCTTGCAGGCTATGTTACAGAAGTATGAGAATCCGCTCAATATAGACAACACCAAGATTAAGCAACTTGTAAGCAAGTCATTCTTGTTTGCTCAGGAGTTCATCAATCAGGCTGTTCTGTATCGTGAGAAGGAGACAACATCGGCAACCGTTGAGAACAACAAGTACGCATCAGTTGATTCTGATTCTCTCAGCAGCGACACCGATAAACTGCTCTACAACATAGCTACAGCTATCAACAACTTTATCGCTCAGGATAAGAATCAGTATGCCGACCAGCAGAAGAACGGATTGAAACTGGCTGCTACAGACGTAAATGTCAAGACCTTGCCTGAGAGTATCAATATTAATGCTGCTGTTACTGGTTCGGTAACTACCAAGCAGGAGTCCACGTCTAGTGGAACATAAACTTAGATAAATATTTTTTTGCTATATAAAAAATAAAGGGAAGCAGTCCGTGATGGATAGCTTCCCTTGCTTTATCTTAGCCTTAAACGACTAATCATTTAAAATGGATGCAAAGCGATTCTTGCTCTAACAGCCGAGCGGTTGCTTGCATCCTTAATCTTCTGTTTTTTATCCTCAGCGAGTGCCCAGAATCTATCAGCACCATCAGGAAACACAATTATTAACCATTCATAAAGGCATTGGTTCACGATATAGTCATGCAAGTAGACGGTCATGGTATGTACACTTGTCTTAGAAAAACCTTGCGGCATTCTCATCGCCAAGTAGTAGGCATCCTCCTCGTTGGTAGGCGAACCTATACACTCTTCCCACTCGTTGGAATCAAAGCCGCCACCGAGCATTTCCACCTTGGTGAAACGGAAAAGCATTTCTCTGCAATCCTCTACTGCTGAGTCTAGAATCCTTGCTAACTTATCTCGGTTTCCTTCCTCTGATACGTCAAACACATTCTTTAATTGTTTTTCATCTATACCTTTCTGCTTGGAATAAGAATCAGCAAAAGAAAAAGCAGTATTCTTGATGTCATATACCAACTCATTCTTTTCCAACTCTATCATCACTTTATATCCTTTATTACAATACCTCATATCCTATCCTCCTATCTTGTTGGTCTTTTACGTGTATAAATGATTGCGTCAATCTTTAGCAGCAAAACGTTTGCCTTGGAGAGATAATCTTCCACCTTATCCTTATAGACTACTGAACACCATTCTGCTACTATTTTGTTGACTACATAACTAAAAACCGTTGATTCTAAGGTCTTAAATAAACTCTCATTAAAAAGGCTGCTTACTCTCAGACCAAAGACCTCGTTGCTGCCTGAGTCACACTTCTGCCATCCAAGAATACTCTCCAAGGCTACGGAAACATCATCAATGGAATCTTCCCAAAAGCCTTCCAGCATTTCTCTATCAGCTTCCGTCACAAACACTTGGTCATACAGACTTTTTCCGTTTTTATCCAAGTTCTTTCCTCCTATGTAGGCAGTAGTCTTTGCCACCTCCTCATAGATGTCACTTTTCGTGATTGTCAATGTGAAATTTGCCATTCTTTATCTTTTTATAGAGTTTATAACCTAATACGATTAGCAGAATGCAGAGTGCTCCAAAAGACCATACTGCATACTTCAACTGAAACTGCTCCCACTTGGAGAGTTGTTTTTCTACTGGGTAGGGAACTGGGATGGAGTCTCTTTTCAGGAAGGAATCCACCTTCACCTTATACACATTTTTATAAATGCTCTTCTCATGCCATCGGTCAAGAAAGCAAGTATCTCCCTTCTGTCTGAGGAAGATGGAATCACGCACAAAAACGCTGTCAGAAGTATGCAGCGTATCGTGTTTTACTACGTCCCGACATATAACTTTTTCCATCGGGACGTATTTTGTCTTGCATCCCGACAGAAGAAAAGCCACCAGCAAGATACCAATCACGTAGAGTGCTACTTGCCAAAAATCAGTATCGTACCATTTTACTTTCATAGGCTAAACATTAAAGACCTTCTTTGCTCTTGTAAGAAACTTTCGTCTTGATTTCAAGCCGTTGGTTCCACCATTGATTGTCTTGGTAATAGCCACGAAACTATCACTATCAGCCAGTTTGTTCAGGTCATGTTTCCACCACCACCACATAGCACTCTTCGTTGCTCCTAGCGGAAGCTCCAGCAACTGAGGATTCTCCATGATGTCACCAGTGCAATACTTGCTGTTCTGATAAGCCTGATAGTTGGCTCTGCCAGTAATCTGAATCAAGCCCCTACCCCGATACTTGTAGCCATCACCATCTTTAAGGTTGCCGAGCATGTTCTTCAACTTGCCAACATCATACTTATGGAAGTAGTTTCTGTTGCCGAGTTCCTTGGTGTATCTCAGTTCGCCACTTTCATGTGCAATTTGAGCCAAGAAATGAGCCATTCGCTTAGGAGCATCAATATGGAACACCTCAGCATAGCCATTGATATAAGGAAGAAACGCATCCACCTTATCCTTGGCATTCGGCATAATAGCCAAAATCTGTTCTCTTGTTACCTTCATATTACTTGCCCTCCTTCACTTGTTTCAGCATACTTGCGAGTTCATCCTTCACCTTGCTCTCAAAGTTGCCTAGTTTTGTCTTGAAATAAACGTTTACCCCGAATATTGCTCCAGAGTAAATCAATGTCTGACTGACATACCACAGCACACCATCAGACACCACATAATTGTTGAGAAAGAATGATAGGAAGGTGAGTACAACACCACTCACTAGCATTCCTATAGCTGCACCATATTGCAATCCTTCACGTACATTTGGAGTCATATCTTATATTTATATATTATTAATAATATGCAAAGATAAGAAATGATTCCCAATTAGTTACTTTATCCGTTTATTGTGTGCCATATTTTGCTGGTAGGATGCAAGCAGTCAGGGTCTTGCAGATACTCGATAGCCATCAAAACCACCATTTCCTTCAACTCATCAGCATCTTTGCTATATCGCTCCAGCATCACATGATGGTCACTTCTCATCAGGTTCATAGTAACAGCCAAATCATGGATGGTATAGTCAGAAATATCATCCTGATGCTTGTCAAAGGCTTCTCTTATCTCATCATCCGAGAAGAAAGGAGCCGTATGCTTGGTTCCGTCAGCATCCTCATACCACATCTTGCTGATAGCATCATCGGCAAAGTGTTTGTCAAAATGCTCTTCGCTCAACACACCATACACCATCGCACAAAGATGATGCTCCTCCACATCGCCCAACTTGCATGAGAGATACTTGCCGACTGCCTTAGCTATAGCCAACATCTGTTCTGGAGCCATTTCCTGCTGATACTTTTCTACGAAATCTACGAAATTCATACCTATACAAATTAAAAGTTTATGATGTTGCAAAGATACGAATATCTTAAACGCAGCACCATAAACTCGCAGATATTTCTGTAGCTATCTGAATATCAGACAAATACAATTACGATAAAAACACCTCCTTTCTTTATTCGTCCTTAAATCTGGTTCTCTTCTCTCCACCCCTCGTCCAGATGTCGCTTTTCTTGCGTTTCGCCACCTTTCCGATAACGTCATTCTCGTAAAGTTCGGGCTTATTCTCCCTACCTTGGGTCTCTGAAGCAACACCACCATTCGGGTTGCCACCTTGGCTGGCATCAGGTTTCCCATTGCCATACCATTCCTTGTCACTTGGTTTGTCTGCAATCATAACTATAAACTATTAACTATAAATTATAAACTAAGCAGCAAGCGGTGGGTTCTGTCCGTCAGGACTCACTCCCTGACCGCTCATCATCTGCTGCAACATCGCCTGAGCCTTCGGATTGCTCTGTGATGCCTGAGCAATTTGTGCTTGAAGCTGAGGAGAGAATCCTTGTGGAGTCTCACCATTCTGAATGGCTTGCTGGTTAGATGCAACCGATTGCAGCAACTCCTCTCCAAATGGGAAATCTCCTACTTGCAGCAACTGCTCCAGCGTGATAGCCTGATTCTGCCACAAAGTCATAAGGAACTCATTTGCCATCTGTCTGTATACAGGAGTAGCCGTACTTTCCGTGATGTTGATGTCAAACTCAACGTCTCGTATTTTCTTAGGGTCGTAGTGTACAATCTGTCCTGCCCTACCCACGATATTGAAGTTGCGAGCCACGTCATAGTACTGCTGCATGTTCTTGACGGTCTTGTATGCTCCATCAATGATGAACTGGCTGAATGTCTCCAATATATCAAGCAGCGACATGGTAGCATTCTGTGTCTGCTGTGCATAGAGCGAACCGCTCGTACCTGATACTCCTGGTTTACCTTGCAATGCTCCGTTCACTCCCGATATATCCTCAAAGAACTTCAACTGATAGCTGAGCAAATCACCGATACCGATGTTCGTAGAGTTATTCGCCACTTGCTGAGGAACCTGACCGCTCTTGTTTGGCTTGTATCTCACGACACCATTGAACCTACTCCACTCATCACAGAAATCATCCCAACTCATATCATCAGGAAGACAATCCTCAGGACAGAGCAGCACACCCTTGGCACTCGCACGCATGATGAAGTCATACATCGTGATAAGTCGGTTCACGTATCTCTGCTGGTCAATCACATCTTCCACGAAGCTGTGAATCTCGCCATCAATAAACGGATAGAACTTAAAGCAGTATGGATGCTCACCATGAGCATAAGGAGTCTCGCCTTCTCTCAGAATATCACCGAAAGGAGAAAGATAGTAGAAATGCCAGTAATCATCCATAAACCACTCGGCATCAATCAGAGGAATATCCTCTTCCAGCATGCCAGCAGCCATACCTCGCCTGATTCTGTCTCTGTTCTCTGCATCTACAATATCAGCCTTATCCTCAATATCAATCTTGAAATCATCGCCATTGTTGTAGTCGTGGCATCGGTATCTCGGTTTACTCTCCTTGCGCCAAACCTCAATCACTCGGCAGAGTGAAGGGTTGGAAGGATTCATAAAGTCGATAGTCTTAGGGTCGAACTCACCGAATCGCTGGGTGCAGTCTGCAATCACGAAATCTCGGTTAGCCGCCAACCGGTATATCTCCTTCAACTTACGAGCCTCAGCAGGAGACTTGGCAAACTCTCTCAGCACGTTGCCGATGGTAATGTCATGCACCTCACCCAAACAACTCACGTCCCAACCACGGAAATCCCTCATATTGTTGTCTATGAAGAAATTGTTCGGATTCACGTAGTCAGTCCAGCAATCCAACCTGCCTCTTCGCCATCCATACTTTTTCTTATAGATAGCAGCACCGCTTATCAGGAACTCTTCCATGGTTCGGGCATCCAGTTCCGTCTCTCGGTTCAGTTGTCGGTTACATTGCAGCACCACGCTCATGGTCTCACCATATCGTTTCTCATCCTTATCTCTGGCATTGCAGGTAGGTTCCTTGCTCTGGGAGCGATATACACCCAGCACATTCTTCACCAACCTACGGATAAGGTTGTTCTTCAATGGTTCGCTACCCTGCTCACGGATATAGTCTTCCTCCTTGATACGCTTTTTAAAGCCACACTTGCTTTTGAACTCAATGGTATCTCCCCACTGGTCTCCATAGCAGTATCGCTTGTTTCGTAATCTTCTCTTTCGGAAGTTATCCATATTGTTATAGTATCGTTGAGCCTCCAGCAAGATTGAGAAGGCACGCTCGTATGGCTTGTCAAATCGGTTCTTGGATGCCTTCACGCTATCCAGTTCTTCCTTGTCAAGCACCCTACTCAACGATAGCAGTTTGGTTTCTTCTTTCTTCTTTGCCATAATTTATGATGTTGTAGGTTCAACAATATGTGCCAACTTTCTAGCCACTCCAAGGAATCCGCTTGCAGTATCGGTATCGCCAAGGCTGATACAAGTGAGATAGCCAGCCATGTATAAGATGGAATCTTTCAGGACGGAAGGCAGACTGATTTTCTGTTCGGTAGTGATAGATGGAACCTGAACGTAGATGAATGCCAATGTAGCATCCTGCTTTTTACTAGTATATAGTTCGATACTCTTGCCGTTATCCGTATGCACGATAGCCGCAATCGGTCGCTCAGGATTTCCCCTGACTCCATATTTGCAGTTCTGATACTTGTAGGCATCATCACTATCAGAAATGATTTCAGCAGGACGGTTCCAGCCTTCTGCCTTCACAGAAAGTATTCTCAGCATATCGGTAGGCAAGACCATCTTACCCACGTAATAGCCGTTGCTATCCGTCCACGTTACAGCATTCTTACACGAAGTACCTTCCACCTCAGGAGCATCCGAAAGAATGATTCTTGCTGCATCTACGATTTTACTCTCAATAAGTTCTGCTTGCGAGAGTGTATCAGAATCGCTAGGAGCCAGCAAACCAGCAGACTCTTGGTTTCTATCCAAGAGCACCTTCACCTCTTTCACTAAATCAGATACAGCATATTCTACCATTACTCTAAACCTTCTAGTTCAACACCATTTTCTTTAGCAATCGCCAAGATGTCTTCCTTGGTCTTCATCTTGGAACGGCTCACACCATAGGTCTCAGCCAGATAGTCCTTGGCATCCTCAACGTCTGTCACTACGTGGGTCTTCTTCTCGTCAGCCACCTTCTTCTTTGCCTTGGCAGCAGCCTTCTTCTTAGCTTCCGCAGCTTCCTTCTTCTCGTCAATACTCTCTGCCAAGAAGAACTTGTCTTTGAACCAATAATGAGACTCGATAGCCTTCTGTACCTTAGGGTCTCTTGTCATATAGACACTGCTGCCCATCGTTTTACCCTCAAAGACAATACGCATTCTCTCATCACCTACCATAACGCTGAATGCCAAATCAGTACCTGCTTGATATTTATTAAACATGATTATACCTTATTATATATATGTGTTACTAAAAAAGGGATGGGGCTAGTGCCCACACCCCTCACTATTTGATGAATAAATTGCAATTCTACTTGCTTTTAGGCAGCAGCCTTGGTTCCCTCTGTATCAGAAGGGCTATCTGTTGCAGGAACCGCAGCAAGGCGCATACGAGCGTGTGCCTTAGGGTACTTCAAGTACAGACAAGCTACCTCCTGAATAACTACTGCATCGGTGTTACGGATGCCAGCCTTCTTCAAGTCGAGCACGCTTCGAGTCCAAGACAAGTGTACTCGCTTAACCAAGAACTCAGGGTCAAGAGCAAAGCCGCAGTCACTCATACCGAAGATGTCAAACAACTCAGAGTGAATCATCAACACCTCACCGAAATCGGTCTCCCAACTCTTGAACTTCAAGTCCCAAACCTCAACGGTGTCCTTCAAGCGGAACTTGTCAGAATCAATCTTACTGAATGCGCTCACGAAGTCTGAACCAGCGATAATCACCTTGCGCTTGTTGCCGATACCAGTACCAACAAACAAGTCCTTTGAAATGTCAACCAATTCCAAATCAGTAATCACTCGTTCATTCTTGCCGTAGCCCTTCTTAATATCGTCAGCAGTAGCAACATGACCTACCTCAATATCCTTACCAGCCATCCACCAAATACCCTTGGTAAACCACTGGGCAGAGTTGTTCTTGGTAGTATGCTTGATACAAGCCATATCACCGAAGAGATAAGTACCTTCCATCGCAAGACGCATATCATAGATACTATCCTCCTCGATGTCAGAGAAATCCCAGTCTACTCGCTTAGCTGCAATCTTATTAAAGGTACTCTCCTCTACCTGAATCATGAAGTTCTGGCAGTACTGAATCTCAGAATCAGGAAGGTTGTTGAAACGACCTGTCTGTACATCCAACTCACCGCAACTCTTAGCCATACGGATAAGTACCTGACCCTTCTTCAAAACAGGAATGCCGATAGCCTGCTTGCTGACCAACTCACCATTTACAGCATACACAATAGGATAACCCTCTGTATCTTTACCGCAAACGCAAAGTTCCAAATCAGGAGTAGGAGCATCTGTAATTGTTGAATAGGCAACACCCTTATAGTTGGTAATAGCCTTCACACCCACCACTCGGATGGTATCATCCAAAGTAAACATTTCAGGGTCTTCTACCTTCAATACCATAGATGTACCAGTACTCTTCGTGGTATCCTCCTTGACGGTTGTCTTGATAGGACGTGTACCGATACTCCAATACTCAACTACAAACGAACTAGCAGACTTGGTTGTCGCATAGCGTGAAATCTGGTCAACTGGAGTAGCCATCGGACGAATCTTGGTAATCTTGTCGTTGATGTCGTTCTCATAGAACTCCGTACCATTCTCGTTAAAGTGCTCACGACCTTTTCCCTCAGTAGCGATACCATCATCCTGACGAGCCGCACCACCATTGCCAGCATCATTGGCAGCAGTAGCACCACCAGCTTCCGCAGCATGACCACTCTCGGTAGTACCGCCATCAGGCAGAGCCGCCTCAGCCATGATAACCTGACCATTCACTCCAAAAATAACTGCCATAACCATCAGGAAGACGGAAAGCAGCCGATTAAATGTACTTTTCTTCATTGTTATCCTAAATTAATTAAACATTATATATTATCTTTTTACCTTTTCTCACTATCGAATGTGTGTTCTCTTCTCGTTGCCACGCTGCCAGATATTACCCCTACGTGATATTCTACCAACAGCACCAAGGTCAGGCTGATTATCCGTAGGCTTGGTCTCCGCATTGGCAGAATCAAGGTCGGCAGTACCATCACCCTTCTTTCTCAGTTCAAGGTTCTTGACGTGCTTGCTGTTCTTGCCACGAACCTCACCTTCATGGGCAGCATCAGCCACATCAGTATCATGGTTCTTAGCCTTGATGAAAGCAGTAATCATTTCCTCTGTAAACTTGCCAGTCACCACATTGCGCATAGTCTGAAAGCACTGGTCAATTGCATCATTCACAGCTTCCTCGCCATACTTCTCTTCCAACTTGTCGAATACCTCATAGCTGGAAGGCATATTCTTGTCATACTCCTCCTGCAATTTCTTGCCGTTGGCAGCATTCTGCAAGAACTCCGACTGAGCCGATGCAATCTCATCCGCATTATCAGGGTCTGAATAGTAGTCAATGGCATCCTCGCCATGTGTACGAATCAACTCAGCGTAAGGACTCTTGCCAGCCTTCATCGCTTGAAGGAAGGTAGCCGCCTCAGGGTCACTACCCAGCCAATCGCCCATCGCCTTTTCGTTATCCTTATACCCCTGCAAAGCCTTCTGGTCGGCATCATAATCATCGTTGATGGCTCCATACATAGCCTCATCATCCGCATACTCCGTATCAGGGTGACGGGTCTTCAAACGCTCCAAAGCCAAGTCTCTCTTGGTCTTGGTATCTTGCTGTTTTGCAGCACCAGCATTCTGCTCAATATTTGTATTTTCGTCCATATATATATGTGTATATTTATAAATCAATGCCCAAAATTAATGCTTTTTTCCGATTTTCATCTTTTATCCGTTAATTTAGTCTAATCGGATGCGACTAATTCAATACTTTTTTGTATATTTGCAGGGTCAGATATGAAATATAAGGATTCACGATGCTATTTTATAGAGGAACGTGATGCTGATTTATTGAGGGCTTACAAAGAAATTATTAATGTAAGAGACAATATCAGACTCTCAGAGATTGAGGAAAAGCTAGCCCAATCTCCGAGCAGAAGATTTTGGGTTTCAGAAGACCGTGCTTATATAGTCATATTAGACTTACTGAAAGGAAAACCTCTTGATAACATGATTCCTACCCGAAAGGAAATGTATCAGGAGATTTTCAGACGATTCCAGATTCATAAGAGTAATGAGCCATATCTGAGTAATATGGATATTATCAAACGTGTATGTGCTGAAAAAGCACCCAGTTTCTATTTGACTCCTCAAAGCATACACGTAATTCTTAGCAGGGTGAGAAAGGAGGAGAAGCAAAGATGCTACGAGAGACGAAAGAGAAGATTGCGCTTTATGCTGGGTACATTATAATAATGTGTATCACTTTTCTTGGATATGATGGCATGGGTCTCTTTGACGATTGTTCTATTCAGAACCGACTAAGCTACCCTTTCTTTCATCAGAACATCTTTCATGCTGCCATTAACCTTTATGTCTTCCATCAATGCTACCGAGCCATCCCTTGTGGCATCGGTCACTTGGTGGCATTCTATCTCATAGCCATCAGCTATCCATTCACCTCTTCCCTACCAATCATCGGTCTCAGCGGCTTTATCTATGCTTACATGGGCTTTATCGCCCCTTACGTGGAGAATAAGGTAAGATACAATCTCACCATTCTCCTATATATCTGTGTTGGAATCTTCTTCCCTTGCATGGCAGTTGGAGTCCACATCTATTGCTATGTATTTGGTCTGTTGTGGGGTTATTTAAATGCACCGCTATGCCAAGACAAGTAACCGCCAAACTGACTGATGCACTCGATAAACACGTATTGGGCATCCTGAAGGAGAACGAGAAACGCATCAAGGAAATCAACACACCATTCAATCCTATCAAGGGTGAAGGTTGTGGAGATAAGCGATTCCTGCTCTTCCTTCCTGATTTCCCGATTCAGAGACAGCAGCTTCCAGTTTCCATGAAAAAGATTCCGCTCGTCAAGATGCTCATCGAGTTTGGTAGTTGCAAGGCAGTAATCGAGGAACTGCACAAGGATATAGACGAACCATACGACCTAGAAGAAGAGATTGAGCAACTGGTTGAGCAGTTCACTCGCATCAGAATGAAACACGACCCTTTCTTCTTCTTTGCCACATTCATCTATATCAAGCCGAAAGGTGGAGGTCTCCCCTTCCGTTTTGTACTCAGAAGACCGCAGCGAAGACTGCTCAGGTGGCTGGAGGAGCGAAGAAAGAAAAATCGCCCTATCCGTCTCATCCTGCTGAAAGCCCGACAATGGGGAGGTTCTACGGTTATTCAGATGTACTTCCTCTGGCTGCAACTCATGTGGCAGAAGGGTCTCAACTCGCTCATCGTGGCTCAGGTCAAGGACACAGCAGAGACCATCCGAGGAATGTTCGAGGAAGCTCTGAAAAACTTCCCGACCAAGTTTCTCTACGAAATGGGAGAAGCGTTCTCTGAGAACGAACCGAAGTTTGTTGGAGTGGGAACATCAGGCAACGTAAAGAAGGTTCCTCAGCGATTCTGCAAGATTAAGGTGGGTTCCATGGAACGACCACTATCAGCCAATGGTGAAGACTACAACTTGGTTCACCTTTCCGAGGTTGGATTGTGGAAAAAGACGGATGGTAAATCTCCTGAGGAAGTAGTACAGAATGCTACCAATGGTATCTTGTACCGACCATACACGATGATTGCCTACGAATCCACCGCCAATGGTACTGGCAACTTCTTCCACAAGGAATGGCTTGCCGCCAAAAAGGGACAATCTCAGTTTGAGCCGTTCTTCGTTCCTTGGTTCGAGATATACGATATGTATCATCTTGAATTTGAAAGCAAGAAACAGAAGGTAGAGTTTGCCAAATGGCTATACGAGAACCGCAATAATACCAACACGATGTCCGACCGAGAAGAGCCTTGTACCTATCTTTGGAAGTTATGGACACTTGGTGCCCCACTCGAAGCTATCAACTGGTATATTGCCGAGCGCAAAAAGTTCACCGACCATGCCGATATGGCTGCTGGCTACCCAACCGATGATATTGAAGCATTCAAGCATTCAGGAGCCAAGGTGTTTGCCGAAGACAAGGTTGACAAGTTCCGCAAGGGATGCCGAGCACCTAAGTTCATCGGTGATGTTTATGGTGATGGCTACAAGGGCAAGAAGTGTATGCAGAATGTCCGATTCTGTGAAGACAAGCAGGGGCAGTTGTGGATATGGAGCAAGCCTGAGACCTTTGATGATTGCAAGGTGATAAACCGCTATCTGGTCGTAGTGGATATTGGTGGACGTAGTAAGAATGCCGACTGGTCTGTTATATGTGTCTTCGACCGCTATTGGATGATGGAAGGCGGCAAACCATACGTGGTAGCCCAATGGTACGGACACATAGATATGGACTTGCTGGCATGGAAGGCGGCTCAGATAGCCAAATACTACAACGATGCTCTGCTGGTGATTGAATCCAACACCTTAGAGACGAAAGACAAAGAGCACATCTTAGAAGGTGGTGACCAGTCTGAGTTCATCCTGAATCAAATTAAAGATGTATACGACAATCTCTATGCACGCAAACAGAGCGAATCAGACATCAAGAATAAGGTTCCAGTGAAGTACGGATTCCATACCAACGTGGCAACCAAGCCAATGGTTATCTCAGTATTGGTTCAGGTTATCCGTGAACAACTCTATGTAGAGCGAGACGATAGATGCTTAGATGAATATCTCACCTACGAGAAGAACGGAACCGTATATGAGGCAGCAGACGGAAAGCACGATGATTTGCTCATGACCAGAGCCATCGGACTCCACATCTGTTTCAACGAAATGGAAATGCCTAAGATGATTTCCATTCAGGCAAGAGTAATGAGAAGAAAGGTTTCTGTTTCGGCAGCAACCATCATATAGTTTCAAACAATTAATAATTACGATTATGAAAGTAACAAAGATTTTCAAGCGCATCAAGTGCGAAATCATGTACCGCCAAGCTACGGCTAAGGCAGACTACGCATCTAAGAAGAACAATGGTGAAATCTTCTACGTCCTTCCTACGCAGAAGGGCAACCTCATGATTATGAACCGCTCACTCTTCGAGGCATTCAAGAAGACCAAACTGGTAGACAACGACATGAAGGTCAGAGACCTCTTCAAGGATTGTGTCTATCATACCAACTGCAAGAGCAAGAAAGGCAAGCTAAGTCGCAAGCGCAAATTTCTCAGATGGAAGGGCTTAATCTAAAATTTTTCTGCCCTAAATAAACGGATAAAAGATAGGTGGAGAAAATTCTGCCTATCTTTGTCTATTATTAATAATGTATACGTATATGGATATTTATAAGATTGTTAAAGGCAACAGCTTCGACCTTTTCATCAAGCTACAGAAAGCCTACATCAGCAAGAATAAGCAGATGTTGGAAGATGTTGACGTGGCTGCTATCAGTAATCTAGAAGTACACCTTACTGATGCCTTTGGAGAGTGTGTAGCAAAAATGCCTTTTGTTCAGAGCGGAACAAATAATAGTGAAGTAGAGCCGAGTGATATTTGTGTCAAGTTCCCCCCATTTCTAGAGGAAGGGTTATATGGCATTACCATTCGTGGCAAGTACAACGGAAATGACATCTGTAGCATCGAGCACCGCCTTTTCCGTATCGTTGAGAGAAATGGTAAGTCTCATATTCCACTCGGCATCGTAGAGGGTGAAATGGGAGGTATGTACAATGCGAAGTACTGGATAGAACTGAACACAAAAGAAGATGTCATTTTCTCTTACTATGGTGCTTTATCTACCACAGACCCTAACAAGGTTAATGTCGAATACTTACAACAATTCTCAGGTGTTCTCTCTGGACAGACAATAACCATCAGTACAACCGAAAATGAAGACATCATATGGGTAGTATCATCTGTTCCTCTCTCATTCCTTCAAGGTGGTTTGCCATTGGGAATGCAGCAGAGTAAGATAGGAGAACTATACTATTATCATTCCGATGAATTGATTTCAGGCGATTCCACAATAACGATTATATAACATAAAATAATATAAATATGTCAGAACAAAGATATAACGAAACACTCGTTTCAGGTCGAAAAGATGGTAAGTTGGCTAATTCCGACAACATCTTCGACAAGGACAGAGGAAAGATGCAGTCAGACATCAATAAAGAAATGAAGACTCGCACCGACAATTCCTTTGATTCCTTAAAACAAACCAAGCAAAGTACAGAGGATGGTGGCGAGAATGTTATCACTCTAACCCGTCATAATGGTACGTCCGAGCAAGTTAAGTTCTACAATGGTAGTAAAGGTAGCAAAGGGGATAAAGGAGACAAAGGTGATAAGGGCGACAAAGGTGATGCTGGTATGCAGGGAAACAGCGGTGTAGCCGATGCAAGCAACAAGACACTAGTCAATGATGCTATAACTGGTGGAGAGACCGACTTTCTTTCAGCCGAGGTAGGCAAGCTAGGCATCCTAACCTACGACTGCTCAAAAGGAGGTTCTGTAACTCACGCTACGCTCCAAGATGCCATCAACTCCGTTCCTACTACATTTCAGAAGGTAGGTCTCACCATCACCTATAAATCAGGTGATACCATCTACCGCTATACTTTAAAGGCAAATGCATGGTCAGCAGACCCAGCAAACTGGTTTTCTGTAGAAGACAAACTCAGCGATTTAAATATTATAAGGAATGAAACGATAAAAAACTTATCCCAATGTGAGTATGGCTGTGCAACCAGCTTATATGATTCTTTACAATATATAGGGAAAGATGATATTTACGTTCAGTTAGTTTCTAACAAGCAATACCCTCGAAAGATAACAAAGCTAACTTACAAAGGAGCAGATTCTGGTACTCTTAAAATATATAAAGTCAAGATAGTAGACGATATAGCGCAAACACCTATATTGGTAAAAGTTGTCAGTGGGCAAACAGCATCCATAAAAGAAACAGAGTTGGATGTTCTTCTTTCAAAGGATGAATACATAGGGGTTAGTGGAGATTTCTCATACTCTAACAATGCAGATAGCGAATATTCAACAATGCTAGTATCTAGCACTGGTGGAGAGGTTAGCAAAACTCGTAGTCAGTATCTTGGATATACCTTATATGGAGAAAGCTACTCTAGTAGGATTGATGAGATTGAGAATGCTACAGAAGAAAATCATCTGAAAACAGAGCAAAACACGAAGGATATATCCGCTTTATCCAAGAAGGTTGATGAGATTTCATCTGATAAACTTTACGAAAGAAAAGATTTTGTAGATGGCATGTACTATGCCGCAGAATCAAGATACAGAACAGATGGAAACTATGGCAAGGTAATACACACCCCAAACATGGAAATACAAGGGGTAATATTGACAATACCAAAAGACAAGGTTGGCAGTTATGGCTTTTCTGTTAACTTTTGGGACTCGAATGGAGGTTATATTGGTAATTGGTTTACAAATCATACTTTTACGGAACTTCAGCATAATGGCTTTACCAAAGACAATAGTGTTCTATTTTCAAAGGATGACATAAATACGGCTATTAGTCAAAAGAAATATAATAATGTTCAATATTATACCATAGAAGTATTTGATTTTACTGATACTTATTATGATATTCCACAAGATGCGGATATAGTAGTATCAAAATACAATTCTAGGCAAAATTTAATCTCTGAAAATATAATTGTCGTTGACGAATTTGGAGGTGGTGACTATACTTCATTGCAAGAAGCCATAGATACAAGGAAAGATATTGGAGCAAGAGGTAAACCACTTGTTATTTTTCTCATGCCTGGCACGTACCGTATGTCTCAAACAACATCTGAGAATAGAGGATATTGTAGCTATCGCACAATATCCATAATTGGTGCAAATAAAGATAGTTGCATTATCAGAAATGATGATGGTGTATATAATACAGGTGCAAGTGGTACGTATATTGATAGTGCTCCATTGAAAATGGCAGGAAATTGCTATTTGGAGAATCTAACAATTATCTCTACTGCGACCAACTCCACAAGTGAGGCATCTGAAAACAAATCTTATTGTGTTCATTTGGATTTCTTTGCAAATGAAGGTACAAGATTGACAGTTCATAATTGCAGAATGATAAATGACCATAACTGTTGCATTGGTATTGGACTGCACAAGGATTACACAATAGAAATCAGTAATTGTGAATTAGAATCTACTAATACCAATGGTAATGGCTGGGGAACCATAATTGCACACGAAGGTTCTGAAAAAGGAGATTGCAAACTCATTTTGAAGGATAATGTAATTGTAGACCACACAAACAATGGTATTACAATCACTCATCCGTATAACGGAAGTATTGTATTAGACTTAGTGAGAAACGTTGTTGTTAATAATGGCAGCCCAATAACTATGGATAATAAATATCATACATTGTCTAACATGTGCTTTGGCAACAATAGAAACGAAATGAATAAACAAACTTGATTAATATAATTCATAAATAAAGAAGAAGGGTGAGTCAAAAGATTCACCCTTTTCTTATGCTGCAAGTAGAAACAACAACATTAATCATACACCTTAAAGAACTTCTCACACAGACTCCCCATCATATAACATGGTTCCTCGCTCAGCATATCAATTCCATCCTGCTCACAGATATGCGCTACCACATGAAGAAGCTCATGACCTATTGTATTGATGATGCTGCCATCTGATTCACATTTCCCGATTGCAAGTACGCTCCTTCTTTCTGCTAGGTTAGAATAAGTCAGCCCCCTATCTCCACTCGATAAAGACAGATGCTTATAGGCTTCCGATAACGGATTTCCGTTGCAGCCAATATCCGAAAGAGCATGGCATATCTCATCGGCATCAGGCGGCTGATAACCTATGAAACACACTATGCTCCAATCGTACTTCGGGAGTTCAATCAATCTTCTCATCATAACACATCTTCCCAAGGAATAGGCACACCATTATGGCAGCAGTCGGCATAAAATCTGTTAAAGATGAAACCATCCTTCTGGTCGGCATCATCCACCATATCCTTGATAAACTGGGATAACTGCTCCTCATCCTTGATGGAAGACTTATAGAAGTCTGCCATCGCCATATTCGCCACGTATACATGGTCGTAGCCTATCTTATTCTTCACCTCTATTCCCTGACCAAGCAGAAGGGAATCCACCTTCTCCTTATCCCAAAACGAGACACTTACATCACGCTTGGAGGAAGGGTCATACTTATACATCAGGCTCACCGCCCACTCGCACATCTTCTTGCTGAAATGATAGCCATTGTATCTGAGATAGGCAACCATCGCCTCAGGTTTGAGGTCATACATATCCAATGGCATTCTGCATTTTCCCATATTACTGAATATTAAAGGGAGTCTGGTCACGACATAAATGTCGGTACCAAAACTCCCAAGTTAAACACTAGCGACCGCCACCATTGTAGCCGCCACCACCTCTTTCACCATAGCGGTTCGGGTAGTTCCAATCATCGTTGACGTTATTGAATCTACGTCTGTTCTCACGCTCTTCACGTTCCTCACGCTCTCTTCTCCAATCGTCACGATAATCAGGCATACGCTCACCCATACGCTCCTGCTTCATTTTTTTCAGACAAGACATAGCCTTGCTGCCAAAACCAAGCATAGACTCGATGTTGTCATACAAATCATCGAACTTATCTTCTGTAATCTCAATCATTACCATAATCTTATGATTTTAAGTGAATAGATAGGAGATTACTTGCTCATGGTCTGCTGGAGCCATCCCATCATCTTGTCAATCTTGCCCTCAATTCCTGAAACCTTACCTTCCAGTTTATTGATTTTCTCGGTCTGTTCCTTATCCTTGGCTATCTGGGGGTTGAGTTGCTGTAGCATTCCCTCACAAGATTCTACTACCCTCTTGTTGTAATCTACGCTCTCCAGTATCGCCTTGGATTGTCTCAGCATGGCATCCACCTCTGCACTCATAGCATCCTTATTGTCGCTAACCACAAGGTTCTTGTCGTTCGCTATCTGTCCGTTTGCTGGCAGTTGCTTGAAATCCACTTCCTCGTCACCCAGCTTCACCTTCACGTCCACTACGGTCTCCATAGGCTGAGGAGTAAAGCCGTTGTTAAAGGTAGGATATTTCGTCTGAGGATTGCTTACTGAAACCACCTGACCGATTCGCAAGTTCGGGTTCTCGCCCTTGTCTAGGACATAGAACAAAGAGTTAGTTCTTAAACCTTGAAACATAATGTAATCTCCTATTATCTATTCTTGTTAAACAATACCCGACATCATCTGTAGGGTGTTAGTATCTCTCTCAAACCAGAACTGATAAACACCAGTTCCCTGCACGTCTGCAACCGTCAATGGTTCACCATTATACTTGGTCACAGCCTGAGTACTTCCGTTGGTCTCGAAAAGGATAGGCAGCGTACCAGTCGTTCCAGTCGGAATAGCCTGCATCAGGTTCACGAAAATCGTTCCTCTGTAGCTGGCATTCAGGAAGGCGTGGTTTTTGAACGAGAAAACAACATTGTTGGTATTCACAACCACGCCCGTAGAAGCGATAGCTGCCGAACCATTACGATTCACCCTTGTATATGGTCTTAACCAAAACATAGCAGCCTCCTTTCTTTAACCCCAGAATCCGTTGTTAGCAGCATTCAAACCATACAAGCCAGCCTGATAAGCCACGCAGTTAGGAACCGCAGTAAATGGGCTATAAGGAGTAGTCACGGTCTCAGGCAACTTGCACTTGATACCAGCCACCTCGTTCTGCAAGCCAGCCAATACCTGATTGATAGGAGCCACCGCCTGACCAACAATCTGAGAGGTCATAGCAGAAGACTTGAAGGTGCTGTTCTCTTCACGAAGAGCATCAATCTTGTTCTGTAACTCTCTCATTTCAGCTTGCTTTTGTCCGTCAACGATGGTCTGAGTGCTATCCTTGATAGCGTTGTGCAAGTCACAAGTCTGTCTCTGAGTCTCGTAAGCTACGTTAGAGAAACCACGCTCCTGACCATTAGCTACATTGTTGATGGCATTCTGCAAGGTTCCAGTCTGCTGGCAGATAGCCAAACGGTTCTCGCAGCAGCAGTTTGCAATCTGCTGAGCAATCTGCATATTACCCTGCTGCAAGGCATTGATAGTCTGCATACCGCTCATACCAACCTGATTACCTACACTCTGAACCTGAGAGGTCAAGGCAGAAATAGCACTCTGAATCTGACCTTCGGTGCAGTTCAACTGGGTAGCCAAATTGCTGAGTGCATTGCGGTTGCCACCGATGGCATCCATCAGGAGACCACGACCATAGTCATTGTTAATCTCGTTAGCGAGACCACCACCATTGCCACGACCACCAAAGCCGAATCCGTTGCCGCCCCAGCCACAGAAGCAGAGGATAAACAAGAGCCAAATAAACCATGAACCTTCGTTGCTGCCAAAGCCGCCACCACGATTCATGGCAACAAGAAGGTTAGGGTCAAGTCCTCGCTGTTGGAGGAGAGGAGCAATCAAACTCATCATGCCGCCCTGTCCGCTACCTTCGTTACCGAACACATAAGTTCTACTTGTTTCTGACATAATTATTAAAATTTACATTTCTCCCAATATTAGGATTGATGCAAATTTCGGAATAAGTTCGTAGCGGTTAAAATAATTTGTAGCAAGTTCATATCAATTTTTAATTTCTTTCAAATAGTCTTCCTCATACACCCATTTAAAACCATAAGCAGCAGGAGACTTTCCCTTACATACCCTTGTTATATATGAAGAAGCATATCCTAATTCATCTTGAACTGCTTTTGCACCCCAGAAACGTTTAATAAAAGTATTATCCATATTGAGTTGTACTACTGGTATTGATGTAGGATTCTCTTCTCCAAAGATACCTCTACGCAAATGGTTGTTTTCCCCCGTTCTAGAAAAAGAATTTCGAGTTCTATAAATAGGATTATTGTTGTTTTCCTTGTATGTAACCCATCTTAGATTAGAGAAAACATTATTTGTTCGGTCGGCATCTATATGGTCAATACAAGGTTTATTACCTTCATTTGAAACAAAAGCTTCTGCTACCAATCTATGTACATAAGTTCTTTTGATAACATTATTCTTCATAAGAACGCATTTTCTATAGCCAGTTCTTCTATCTATAGCACAACTAAGAATCTTTTCTGCCGAAAATGCTATACCTTTACCTCTTTTTAATGGACGAGATAGCGACTTAACTATTCCTAGATTACTAACTTGATAGCAACCCTCATACCCCTTGATGTCTTTCCAAATTTCTTCCATGACTTTACCGATTTTAAATGAACCGAATAGAAAAACGGAGAAGCGGATTCGGCAACCGCTTTTCAGTTGGTAGCTACTCCAACCTATCTCCGAGGCAAAGGTACATATATTTATTGGAATAAGCAAGAAATTCTCTTTTTAAAATTGTTAAAATCATGCCTAAAGAAATAAGAGTTTCTCGCTTTCCTATCAACAGAGTTTCTTATCTTGTTTATAAGTGCTCTGCTTAGAGAAGAAAGTTGGCTCAATTCGGTATCAGTATAATACTTACAGATAGAGCCAAAGAAGATATATCGAGCATTCACGCATTTTTCTAAGTTGCGTTTCATTATATCCTCTTCTGATATATGGCAAGCATCAACCATCATTTGTAAAGCTAGCCTATATAATTCTTCCATATTATCCTGAATCTTTTGTTAAACATTAATTGATTAATACTACGTAACGTTACGAGCACAAAGTTACGAATAATATGGATAGATATAGATAAACTCGCAAAATATTATATAAGTGCTTGATGAGCAAAGATTTATGATTACGTAAAAGGTCATAAATATACAGGAGGGGCGATTGGGTCTCTCCTATATATATAAAATGTGTAGCTACTTCTAGAGGTTTATTCCATACTTTCGTGATAGCTTGCGGAAGAAAGCCTTCTTGTTGGCAAAGTATCGGATGAGCGACTTATTCCACTTCTTTTCATGCCCGAACTGGTCATGGATGCCTTCGGGTATCTTGCCATCGTGAACATACTTCTCGAAGGATGAGATAGACTTGCCCATTTCGTGAGCGCACCATCCCTTGTTGGCTTGTGTATCATTCATCATGGCAGTAAGAAGTGCCACAAGTTCCATATCTCCTTCAGACAGACCGCAAGGGATAGGCTTGCCCTCTGCTTGGGCAACTGCTGATTCATGTGCCTTATCTGCGAGAGCACGAAGTCCAGCTTCGATGATGCTGTAATTTACTAATTGCGACATAAGCATATAAAATTAAAATGATTGTAATCAGGAACATATCACAATAGTACATATTGTTTGTGATAACGATAGAGCCGAACATGATGTGTATTACGTTGACTCCTGCTGCATATAAGAGCGGTATTCTCCACTCCACGCACAATCTGTGCAGTACCTGACCTTTCCAAAGAGAAATCGGGTAAAGAATGTAAGTGATGAAGTAGAAGAACCAGATAGGTTCCTCGTTCTCTTCATACCACAGCGTTATCTCCATCTTGCTGTCGTAGAACTGAGATACACTATACCATCTGAAAAGCATGACCAATATAGGCGCATACTTGAAATAAAGCAAGTCCGTCTTAATCTTGCTGCGTTCAGGGAGTAACTTAGTTATCTCTCTAAACAAATTCCTGACCCGTTGGTCTTCGTCTTCTTCTTTTCTCATAAGCCATTGTTTTCTAAAAGTTTATATGATTGAGGTTCTTTTACTTATTTAATAAAAAATCTTAGAGGTGGCAAATATAATAATAAATTAGGAAATAGCTACATTTATACACAAGTAACTACTCAGCACCCCTATAGAAAACTTCTCGTTAATAAAGCATAAACTTGATTTTGCTTATTTTCATCATCATTACAA